GTCGTCTTGTTTGACGTCCAAGCTCTGGGTGCGGCTTCTGTCGTACTGATCTTGGTTTAGAGTTGAGCCCAAGATTTCGTCTTTGAACGTTGGGTTAAGGGCTGCTTCGTCGTACCTATTGACCTTTTTGCGAATAATGAAGAAGGGACTGTCTTTGGCCGTGGTGGACTTGGCAACGTCAAGCGGGCTGTAGGTTTCAAAGGCCTGATCCCCTGACTTGATGACTTCAGCACCGTCCACCGACAGCTCATAGCCTTCGGAAACTGACCAAGGCGCGTGAACGTGGCGCTCCATTTGGATCAGGGCACCCAGGACGGAGTCACTCAAGACTCCGTTCATGTTCTTCTCGTCCCCGTAGTATTCGACGATGCCCTTGGCTAGATCAGATTCGATTTGGCTCTTGGCGTCGCTGTTCTTGGCTTTGGGTTGGATCTGAAGCTTGTTCTCAGTCACCAGGATATGGAGGCGCTTTATCAACGACCTGAAGTGGTTGACGTTGATTTCCGCAACCTTCTTATCGTTTCGAGTGATACGCAGCGTGCCGTTCGAGTTGAGGCCATAGAAGGCGTCATAGGTAGTGGTGATTCGGTCAAAGTAGCCCGTGCTCTGGCCCCATTTCTTGTAGCCATCGAACTTGTCTTCAATCGCAGCTGCGATTTGGTCCACGGGCTTTGCTGCCCAGTACTCTTGAGGGGTCTTATCGGCTGCCATGGTAGGTGAGTCCTTTTAACGCGGAGATGTGGGGAGGGTCTTTGGGGAGGGAAAACGTGTTCTCTTTGGAAGGCTTGGGCCTGAGGTCGGTTGTCTTGTCTACGCAGCGAAGGGCGTAGATGGCGGCTGCGGCTGCATCACAGTGACCAAGGGCGTCGCTGCGTTCGTAGTCGGTGCGAGTCTTGTTGAGCAGACCGTTAGACAGGGTCCGAATGAGGAGGCCGCACTTGGGGTCGATGACAGCGCCGTCATTATGAAAGGCATTTGTCAGGAGGAGGAGACCTGCTGAAAAGTCATCTTTGGCAGGCAGGGCAGCGGGCAGACCCAGTGCCGAGTAGTCGATCAGGAGCTGACCAGGGGCGTCCAGGATGAGCGTAAGGCCATTGGGCCACTTTGCTTTGACGGCGTCGGTAATGATCCCGGTGGCCGTTCCCCGGTCAAAGGCCAGTTCGTCTTTGAACAGGATCTTACCGATGGCGTGGCAGAAGCCGACTTCAAGGAAGACCGTCTTGTCCTTGACCCCACCACTGTCACCAAACAGCATCCATTTGACGTGATCGCTTATGACAGGGGCTACGTGAACTGAGTTTGCAGCCTTGAATGTGGAACAAATGGCACGGGTGACATCTACGATTATCTTGCAGAAGTATTCCCTCTGGGCAGTTGGACCGAACTCACCCCCTGATTCGTCAAGTAACCGTTTACGTTCTTCGGCGCTGAGGCTCTTGTCAGCGTCCAGCGTCATTTCCATGTAGGTGTTACGAGCCTGAGCCTTTGGGACCAGCTCCTTAGCCCAGAAGTGTTCTGGGGATTCTGGGGGCGTACTTGGAAAGATCAGCTTGAAGGGACGGTCTTTGGTCGCGGGGATAATGACCGAGCGGTAGAGGTATTCAAGGTTCGCCACGAAGGCGGCTTCATCCACAATCAGGACATCAATGATGTTGCCCCTGAGCCCGTTGCGGTTCTTGTCCAGGCCAACCAGCTTGATAACTGAGCCGTTCTTGAAGCGGTACTCTTTGGCTGACTGATGGAAGCTTGGCCTTAGGGACTCGGGGCAGTCGGCCAGGATCATGTCAAAGATAGGACACAGAAACTCTTTAAGGTCTGTCAGGAAGGCTGTCGCATATCGAATGTGCTGTTTCTTCAACAGCGCCTGTTCGATTGAGTAGACGCTGCAGGTGGTCGTTTTGCCGATCTTCCTGGCGATATTGGGAACAACCAGCTCCCTACCCGCCTTATCGATCATGTCTTTTAGCGTTTGCTGCTCTGGCCTGAGTTTCCAAGAGAGAACACCGCGCTCCCATAGTTCGGCAATGGCAGCGGGTGCATAATCTGGAACTTGGGCTTGGGCTGAGTTGATAGGTTACTTCTTGACGATGCTTATGAGGTCTTCAGTGGACATTGATTTGGCTTGGGAGGCTGCGGACGACACGGGCGCTTCGGCAGGCTGGTCTATCTCTTTGAGCTTCGGGTAGCAGAAGGCGAAGAGGAAGCGGAGTTCATTGGCGCGTTCTTGAGGGGTCAGCTCTTTACAGGTGGAAACAAACAGCTCCACAAGGTTGACGCCCGCCACGTTCATAGAGTCTAGAAGTCTGGCGCTGTTTTTATTGCGGGTGCCTTTCTTCCTGCCCCCCGTCTTCTGGGTGCCACGAGGTCGGCCCTTAGTCTTTTGGCTTGTCGGGTCCATCAGTTTTCTTTTTGAGGTGCTTACCTGCGAGCGAACCAAACAAGGCCAGCGCGTCAGCAATTTTTTGAGCCGTTGATTTCGCCGACTGTTTGCGGCGCTTGAAATCTTCAAGGGAGAAGATGTTGGACATTTCGGTTTCTACTTTAGAAAAGTGGTCGCATTGACTTATGGGGGCTGGATACCGTACTTTTAGAGGCCTTCTTTGGAGGACTCGCCTTGAACCAAGGCTCCGAATTCCACTATGTTATCGAAGCCTTAGTTCATCATCGGTGGTTGCCCGTTGGGGCTAGTGAAGTGAGTTTCCATGCCATCAGGGAGTGCAAGTCTAGGAGTGTGGAGCGGAAGGAAAAAGTTCGAGTGGTGAAGTGCAGGGTTCAGAGTGTCGTAGTGGAGTTTGATAACGAAGTGCAGAAGCCTACGGTCTAGTATTTCTCTGTAGATGGTTTCGAATTATTCCAGCGTAAATCAATTAGGTAGTTCAATTCCATACGCTGACCCTCTGTGAGGGCGTTGGATTTCTGTAGGTGATTGATTCTGTCTTGGACTGGGTTACCCGGTACGCCCCTAAGGGTTTCAACGATGCCACCAGGGTATTTGTCGCCATCGTAGCGTTTGGCTTTCCACTCTTCTACCGTCAGTACCGTTCTGTCTGACTTGTGGTCGTATTGGATTTCAATTTGATGACCTATCCTACGCCAGCTACCCTGATTCCAACTGGTGATAATAGGTGGTAAATCCATTGTCAGGGCTTTGGCGTACTTGAAGTCAGCTTCAGCTTTCTTCTCGGCTACGCCCTGTTCTACGTCTTTTGCAGCCAAAAGGTTGCCGTCCTGGCGTTTGGCTGCACTACAGGCGAGACTTCCACAATTGGGCGTTCTGATTTGGGGGTTACAAAAGCACATAGTTAGCGCCCCATGTTTCTGAGGTTTGAGGCCTGGACCAGGGATTTAATTTCAGCTTCCATTTTCCCTAGACGCTCTTGGTCTTTGACCGCCTTCTTGACCTTGTCGCGGGAGTACCACTTCTTGGCATTGTAGTTAGCCAGGCCAAGGAACAAAGCGCTGATGACACCCCAATCGAGGGCAGCGCTGGCAGCGACCTTAACGATCAGAACGGCCATCATGATGGCGGTTAGGTCTAGCGTTTGTTCTGCATCGAGGATGCGAAGCTTTACTAGCAGAGGGGTGAAGTTCATTCTTTTGGACCTATGTCGGCTGATGTTTGTTGACGTAGTGCTACCCAGATTTCGCGGCTGCAGTAACCGACTGCTGACTGGGCAAGGTCTGGGGCGCGTGAAAGAGTTTTGACAGCCACTACCTGGCCGTTCACAACTTCGATTTCAAACGCTTCATAGAGCAGGTGGCTTGTCTTGCCGACTGTGTAGAACTTACCTGTCACGGGCTGGACAACTTCTTTAGACTTGGGCTTGGCCATCGGCGACCTCCTGGGTTTCTGCCTTGGTGGCTGCCTGAGCCTGCTCAATCAAGTTTTCAATAAACTGACGGCCTTCAAGGACCTCATAGGCAACCTTTCCTGGGAAGGTGCCGATGTCGAGGAGCTTGCTGACGTTCATTAGGATGTGGAGGGCTTCTTTGCTCATGGGGTCCTTGGGGAGGGAGGGAAACCCGGTGGGCGAATTTAGGCGGGACCACACCGGGTGAGATTTGGGTCTCACAGTTAAAGGCAGTTTTCAGGGGTACTCACTGGGTGGGTCCCCCTGTTTTATTTTTTGAAGGCTTCGCGGAGCAGGTAAAGCTTCTCAGGGTCTAAGCTATCTTTTGCATCCTCTGGCCACACCGGGGACGCGTCGGCGACGCGCATGGCATCGGCTTTCTTGGCCCGGTAGCGCCTTCGATTGGCCTCTTTCTTGTGGGCAATCGACTGGTCACCGTCGCCGTCGTAATAGTTGCGGGCAAACTTCTCGTACCAGGCGCATTCAGCGTCAGACAGCCGGTTCACGTAGTCGATGTCCAGGCCTGTAAGGCCATGCCGTTTAAGAAGAAACAAAAGGTTTCTTCTGGGTGTGTTTGGCGCTGACATTTATCGGGACCGATTAGCTAAGGCGAGTTCGATACGGAAAAGGGTGCTCTGGAGCTTATTGAGGCTGGCTTCAATGTTTGAGAGTGCGCAGGCTTGTTTTATCATCAGCTCAGTCTGAGCCTTGATGTACATCATTTCGACGGTGTCGAATTCGCACGGAGCGACCTGCGTCTTAGGCATAGGTCACCAACTTCAAAAACGTGAAACCGCCGGTCTTCCGCAATTCACCGCGCAAACACTTTGAAATGTTCGTGGCTGACAAGTTTAGTTGACGCGCTGCCTCTTGAAGAGAGGGAAACTCCTGACTGCCGAACCGCTTAATGGCCCAGACCGCGATTGGTGTCGCTGCCGGTTGACCCTTGCGACTTCGTCCAACCGCGGCAAACTTCTCCAGCTCATCAGGCGAGGGCGTGCCGCCACGACGCTGGTTGAGCACTTCAACTCCTGGCATCTGACCAAAGAAGTCGAAGGCCACACGCTCTGCCTCTGAGGCTTGGGCCAGCGTGTCGAAATTTCGGACGGTGACTACAACGGACTCGGGCTGAACTTCCAGCAGTCGCAGGTAGAGCGGCATGTTGTGGCGAAGCCAGAAGCGCTTGCACAAGTGATTGGACAGCCGCGCGTGGATGTTGGAGGTACGACCGATGTAGACGGCGTTGCCGACCTTGACCAAGTAGAGGCAAGGGCCTAATCGGGGGAGGTCCCCAACGATGGTTGCCCCAATGCGCTTGGGCGTCGCAGTGATTCGGCCAATTTCATTAGTTGTACTTAAAGTAGATTCAGTTACCATTAAAGTATCTCCATTGTGACATTACAATTTTAACATGCTTTCTGATTGCCACCCGTCCAGCTGGGGCGGGATTCTTGTAAGTTGATGAAAATATAGGCATATATCTCATGCGGAACCAAGGTTTCTTCTGGTTCGTCTCAAGGGAATTTCGGAATTTGTGAGACTAACCGGACTTTGCCCTGGTACTTTTGACGGTTACCCGATTTCTGATACAATCAAAGCAATTCATCGGTGCGACATCGACAGCAGCAAGGCAGGCGCAGGCATCGCGGCGTTCACCTTTTTTTAATAACGCGACAGTGTCGCGAGAGGGAAAGAACATGATCCAGTATTTTCTAGATCGTTGGGCGGCATGGAATACGCCAGCAGCTCAGGCGAATCTCGCAGAGATTAACAACGTCTTCGGCCCTGTCGGGGTTGCCATTGGTACCATTCTGGGTGCGGCTGCCATCTTGTGGGCGGTCTTCTATGTTGGACCAGTGAAGGCTGTACGCTGGGTCAAAGCGAAACGGGTGACCTTCGTTGCCACGCCTGAGCCAGTTCCCAAGGTGTTCAAGGTGAAGCTCGACGCAGCAAGAATCAAAAGGCCAGTGTCATTCATGGAAACTGTACGGAAAAAGTACCGGATCGTTGAGGGCAAAGGTTCTGATCCAAAGCCTACTCCGCCACCTTCGCCACCGGCGACGAAGCCGCCAACTGGACCGGGCCGATATGTCGCCAAAGTTAAAGCGCTGAAAGCCACGACGCCAACTGGTGCCGGGACTTCAGTAGCACCGCCAAAATCGACTCCGGAAGAGCAGTTCTTCCACGACATGGTCAATGACGTTGCGTCGCCCGATATCATTAAAGCTTGGATTTTGGCAGCCGCGCCAAAAGATACAACACTCATCGCTATCCTCGAAAAACGCCTTGATGAGCTGGACCGCATCGCAGACGAAGAAGCAGAAAAGAAGGCTCTTTTGGAACGAATGGCAAAAGCTGAGCACGAATGGAAGGAGTTCAAAAAGGGTATCGGTCGGTTCGCCTGACTTGAAGTTCAGATAAAAACAGGCCACCCGCAACTTGGGTGGCCTGTTTCTTTTGACAAGTCTTTTACACATCAACACGGGCTATTTGCCCTCACCCGTCTCAAGCCTTCGTCGGTGATGCCAAGTGCTTTGAACTTGCTGTCGCCTACTGATGGCTCCTGCGATTGCAAAACGGGCTGTACGGCTGCGAGAGCACGACGCCTAAGAGCATCAACACCCGAAGCCTTTGCGAAGCCCACCGTCAACATTTGGCCCTTTACGTCTTGACCAACAAGCTCAGGATTCCACTTCTTCAAGTCGTCGCTGGTGATGCCAAGCTTTTCTTTGAGATTACCGAGGCCCGTCGATGGCACCAGTATCGCCACCGGGACGTAAGCCTCTTCCGGCTCTGCTGGTGGCACTGTCACTGCTTCCGGTTTTGAGACTTCGGGACGCACTTCTTCCGCTGGAGCTTGTGCAGTTTCTTTGACAGGCGCACATTCTCTTGCCGGTAGTCGCGAGTCATAGAAGTCCAAGATCCCGCTCTTGTAACGCTCAACGTCAAACGTGGGGTTCAGGTCTTTGAAGATAAGCAGGGTTGTCTCCGCCAACGAAAACACCGCCGCATTCTTTTTGACGCTTGGACGGTCACGGATCAGGAAGCCGTGACGGCAGAGGTACCCCGTGAAAGATGCCCAGACATCACCGCTGATCGTTTTGGCAGTGGCCATGTCGTCAGCCCTCAACAGAGCCTCGAAGCAACGGCTAGACAGGAGAAATGATGGCTTTCGTGCGCTGTAGACGGCGTTCAAGAGAGTTGCCAGCCGCTTACGGTTAGCGTCCTCTGACGCATAGAGTTTCTCCAGCGCTTCCGCCACGGGCTCTAGCGTTTTTGACGTTAGAGGCTCTACCGTTACGAGTTTGTACAGGCCATCTCCGATGGCTACTTCGCTGACAAGTTTATTTAACAAATGACTCAACATAACACTCTCTCCAGGTTGTGTTCCCCCGTAGGGGTTGGAGCCGTCATCACGACGTGTCCTGGTAACTCCTATTTTCTCATACGATTCTCTTTTTACCGCTTGAACTAAGGGGTTTCCGCTCTGAAGTAACTGATTCACTTCAAGTATTTATTTTCACCGAAACGACAAAACCACGACTCCGTGAAGGAAGCCGTGGTTTAAACCCGTGTCTCAGAGAGGAGTCTACGCTTCAGCGTTGACGTTGTCCACTCCGCTGCGTTGCGCTTTCTCGTTTCACTGCGCTTTTACGTTTTATCGTTTTTCATTGCACTGCACTTTACGCTTTTCATTGCACTGCATGTGAAGCCTTGCGTGAAGGGGTGACGGAAGGAGCGTGAAGCCACCCGTTGCGAGTGTGAAGGTATGCGTGAAGGTCAACTATACTCCACTGTGAAGCTACAAAAGCATGACTGTGAAGCGTTGCGTGAAGGGCTTTAGGGGAAGCGTGAAGACCTACGAGTAGTAGTCGAGACCTTGCGGACTGTCGTTACTCTGCCTACTATTTTCAACACGGTGCTAAGGCTCTGGGTCAAGGTAGTCGCTGACCAAATGCCCGAAAACAACAGCATCCCGTTCAACGATTCGATACTTGTACATAAGTCGAAAAATCGCAGCCCACGGGCTGTTGAACCGAGCTTTGCGCTCTTCTTCCTTCGCTCGCTCCATTGCCTCTTTCAGCTCTTCTTGCATCATCCCCTCAACAAGTCACAACCTGCGTTTTCCTGGTTGCCATGACCAGTCCGGCTGTTCAATGGCCTTTAGGAACGGTGTTGGTTCTGGTGGCTCATCGTCAGGGCCATCGACATCCACCAAGCTCAACCCTGTCCGATCCAAATGGTACGAGAGTTGGGCTTCAAGGTCCTCACGTTCGTAGGGGTCGCTTGTTCGGTCCAGTCTCTCAAGTAGATCCCTGATGTCGGCAACCGCCTCGATGAACTCTCTTCTCGAAATCGTCATGTCCGAGCCCGTCCCGTTTGATCCGGTTAGCTGACCGATCAACTTAACGCGACAGCGACAGGCTGGCCACCGACATGGGGTGCATTTTCTGTCAGCTTTACTTGACATCAGACCGTAAAACCCTTGGGGCTCTAGGCCTACAGGCTATCCACAGGCTTGACTTTCAGCAGTCGACAGGCGTACCATTTAAGCAGTTAAAGGGTCCGCCCACGCGGCGCATAAGTGACCCACCGGATGCAGGCAGCCCCAGCCTATTAGCTCCAAGCACAAAAGCGACACGGTCGCAGGCTTGGGGCTTTTTTGCGTTCAAAGCCCACCTGAACCAACTCGCAAAACGCAGCTAACCAAAGCCGTCCCGGTCTCGTTTTAGGGTGTTCTTCCTCGAATGGTTCGAGGGGACCGCCACTCAAAAAGGGGCACTACAACCGAGGGCGGGCCTTGGAAGGCATGGCCGTCAGGGCCCTATCCCTTAACGCCTTTGGGGTGGCTAAGGGAGCGGATTGCAAATCCGTTATTCATCGGTTCGACTCCGATCAGCACCTCCAAATTTGACTACAAATACAATGCGATACGCAGATTTCAAAAACGCAGTGGCTAAAGAGACCCTCTCTCGGGTGGCTAAAGTTTTAGCCACCGAGTTGCCGATAAGTATTCAAGCGATGTACGAGACTGCTGCACTAGTCCAAACAGAGCAGTTTTTAGGCGTGGATTTCACCAGCGCCGACATCCTGGAAGTTTACAGGGACAGCATTTGTCAAAAGCCTCTTACGCTATCAAGAAGCCCTCAAAGTCCGCTGGCAAAGGCCAACGGGCAACTTTTGCAATTCAAGAAGTAACCGCCACTTCCCGCCACACCCTAGACCTCGAACCTGTCGATTCGATCAACAAGCTATTCCTGGCTGGCACAATCACCCGCAACGAAGCGGAACGCCAAGTTGAGGCCGTTCGCGCAGCCCTTTACAAACAACGCGACCAAGACACGCCAGCAGCGGTCTTTTCGTCCGAGAATTTGAAGCTCTTGGATAAGTACTGGAAGGCCGAATATTCAGACCGAGACTTGGTTGACACTGAGACAATGAAAGCTGACCTGAAGCGGGCTTTGGGGTCTGTCGGCGTCTTGTCGCTTGTTGTGGCGTCCCGCTCTGAACTTCAAGTGGCGGTAAATGAAACCTACGCCGACAAGCCCAACCTTCAGAGGCGGGCTGTCTCCCGGCTGAACCAACTGCTTCGCTTTGCTGGCCGGGATTTCACACTCCGCAAAGTCAAAGCCGTCAGAGCTGACGTTCCTTTTTTAACTTGGGACGAACTGAAGACGGTTCTGCCTCACCTGCCAAGCGATCATTGGCGCTTGCTGGCTAAAGTGGCCTGGGTTACGGGTTGCCGCGTCGGTGAGATATTCGCCCTCAGTGCTGCATCGCTAAAGCCCAAGTATTTGTTCGTGACGGCCCAAATCGACAAGGACGGCAAGCGCCGTGAAACAAAGACCAGGTCAGAGCGAAAAGCCTCTATCCTGATGCAGGAGCAGGGCCGTCAGTGCGTTACCGAATGGCTGGCTATACCGTCAGGCGTCAGAGTCGCACTACGATCGGAGCGTCACTCCACCGTGTTTAAACGCGCTTGCAAAAAAGCTTTCCCGAAAGAGCCGCTGAAGCTTTGCAAGTTCCATGACCTTCGTCACTCCTACGCCATCGACCTGATCGGCAAGGGCGTCCCAATCAGCTTGGTGTCTCAAGCCATGGGTAACAGCGTGGCGGTCTGCGAAAAGCATTATTCCGGCTTCGTCCTGCAAGACGAAGGCATTGATACGATTCAGCGCCTACTGAACGTTTAAACCGCCCCTAACCGCTGCCCGTAAAAACACCAACTCTACCTAACCATCTGTTTTAATTGAATGTTTTAATTAACAGAGAACTTGAATTCTGGGGATAACGCGATAGGCTTACTGAAGTGCTTAAACACATATTGGGAGGGGGATATGTCTGAGTTACAGGTAGGCGGTACGTTCAGGCTGAAGAGCGGTGGGCCGATTATGACTCTGGACGAAGTAGACGGTGACGAAGTCATCTGCACTTGGTTCGACTCCAAGCAAGTGCGTCAGTCGGGGGTTTTTAAGCCCCAGACGCTGACGCCAGTTGAGCGTCAGCAGCCTCAAGGCACTCGGGAACTTTAAGCCGCTACTGAACCGGGTCCAATCCCCGGCTTCACTTCTCTTCCAGCCACGCCTTCAAAAGCTCTTCCACCAGCGACGAAATTTGGACGCCCTCATTCTGACACTCCTTCTTGACGGCTGCGTATAGCGGTCCGTCCAGGGATAGCGTCTTTGTAACTCTGACGCTCTTCTTGAGGTCCTTCTTGCGGACTTTGGCGGCTGCTTTTCGTGCTCTAGTGCTCATGTCCCTATTTTCAGATACTTACCTATTTAAATCAATATTTAAGTAAATATTTACGCGGGGTTACATATTTACGTATTTATTTATCTAAATATTTGAGGGTTTTTGCCGATAAGAGGGTGTATAATTGAGAGGCGGCAAGTCGCTGCTTCCACGGAGCAACCTTGAAGATTTTGGCATTAATCCTAGCCCTTGCCCTGACCGCTTGTGGCCAGGACGAAACCGACGAACCGGGCCCTGCAGCTCCTCGCGCTGAGCTGACGCCTACCGACGAACCATGCGAGTACGTCGATGGCACTGGTTGGACGGGCTGCACCGACGAAGAGATTGACGCTGCTAATGCCAAGGCTGCAGCCGATGCCAAGGCAGCGTTTGAGGCAAAGACAAAGGCTGACGCCGAAGCCTTGGCCGAACAAAAGGCGGCTGAGGAACTGGCTGCCCAGGAAGAAGCCGAACGGCTTGAGGCTGAGGCCATTGCTGCAGCTGCAGAACAGCTGGCCCTTGAAGAAGAAGCCATCCGTGAAGCCGTCGAAAGCATCAAAAAGGGTGACAGCTTCGAAACCATGACCGAGGCAGCTCGGGACTTGATCTTGAACACGGAAGGCTTCTTTCGTGGAACTCGTAGCTGGTCAATCTCCCACGGTGCCGTGAGCTATGGCGTCAGCTTTGACGAAGACGGCCTGGTGAGCCAGGTGGTCAATCTCATCACCAACATCAAGACGGCCAACGGCCAATGATGCCCTTCAGCTCAGGTTCGCTGTTTCTGTCGTTTGTGCGGAAAATTCACGCTCTTTGGAAGAAGCGCCATGACAAGAGACGACCTTTCCCTGATGCTATCCCGCTGTCTCGTAAATTCTGAGGGCAAGACCAAAGACTTTATCTTGAGCCTTCGCGTCACGTTCGACCAATGGGGCACCCTGACACCCAAGCAGCAATCGGCCCTGTCTCGGATCAATCGACAGGTCGCTGACCGACTTCGAAGCGAAGGGGTCACGAAACGGAAAAGGTAACTTAAGGCCCCTAAACAGGGGCCTTTTGCTTTTATGTGAGAGAATCAGGCATCTGCTGAAAGGGAATCAAGCGTGGCCGAAAGTCTTATTGAGAGTTTTAAGCGGGCAGCTACAGAACGCCTGTCTCACGCCTTCTTTGGTACGTTTCTCCTCGCGTGGTGCTACTGGAATTGGGAGCTGCTTGTTCTGCTCACTTCTGGAGTCGAGTTGAACGCCAGGATTCCATTGATACGAACGGCATTTGCAGAGCAGTCGCTTATCAAACCGCTGCTTGCAGGCCTGACCTATGCGTACCTATTGAGCCCAGCCGCTTCGATGGTTGGCACGGTGGTCTCAACCGTGACAGAGAATTTCAAAGGCGACTTTCGCCACGACAGAGGAAGACACCCATACACTCAGTTTGTTGACGCCCAGACCGTCGTAAGGCATGCAACAGATGTGCTCATGGTCAGTCTTAGAGGTGATATCCGTTTGCTTATCGACCAGCAGTACATGAGCAAAGGAAAAGACGACGAGCTGAATGAGGTTATAGACCGAATTGACAAGCTGCTCAGCAATGTCACTGGACGCGACCTGGAAAATCTGGCCCGCGTCGCCGATTCAATCAGGAAGCAGACAATTACCCACAAGATGGCTGCCCAAGACATGCCGAAATTGACTAGAACCCCACCTGCCTAAACAAGTGGGGTTCTCTATGCTGTTCGATTGTCGGAAACTGTTCGAGGCCATCCGAGCCACAAATGAAGAGATTAGAAGTCTAGACGAATACCTAGACCGACTTGATGCGTCACCCAGTCATACGACGCCACCACCCAAGAGTTCCCTAGGGCCCGATAGCCCACCTGAGCCTCATAGGTGAATTTGTCGAACTTGGTTACGTCGGTCTTTCTGACGACGGCCACCGAGTAGTCTGGCCTGTAGGCGTCGCCGACGAGGACCTCAGAGTCCTTGCTAGTCGCTGTGTCTTGGACGGTCTCCGAAGACGTTACAACCGTCGTACCGTCTGGCTGCGTCGTCTTGGTTACGGTCTTGGTGACAATCTTTTCAATCGTCTGAGTTTGGGTCTTCACTTCTGGCTTGTGAGCAAAGTAGCCAGCACCGAACGTGCCAGACAGAACAAGAATGGCCAGCGCCAATTTCTTTAGTAGGTCCATTCAGCACCTACTGCACGGTCATCAATGTGAAGAAAGTTGGCACCGCGCCCAATGCCGTTGAAGCCGAACGTCTTGGCCAAGGCAATGAACTCTTCCCGCTCTTCGCTGTCAGCAAAGGCGATATCCACCGCTCTGCCGTGAAGGTGCAAGGACTTTGGCTTGCCGCCTTCAGCTTCGTTGTGAAGTTTGCAGCGATAGGCCGAATTGATGACAAGCGGCTTGCCCCAAGCTTCCCGAAGGGCCAGCAGCTTGGGCATGAAATAGGGGTTCATTGCCCCGGCTTTACAGCACGGACATTGAAGCTCCTCTGGGGAAAAGTGTGGGAATGACTGCATTTTTAAAAGCCTGCAGGAGTTAAGGAAAATTAAGTTTAAAGGCGTTTTGCCAAGGACCGAGGAGAAGAGGTCAATTCTGGGGAGGTCTCTATGTGGAAGGTGCTGGCTAGCTTGGCTCTGACGCTCTGGGCTTCAAACGCTTTTGCCCTTCAGTGGCACCTAGTCGTAATGGACGATTCCACCAAGGAAGAAAAGACGTTCAGACCAGACAGTAAAGAATTCGCTATTCCTAATATGGGTGCCTGGGAATGCTCGCTTACGAAGACCTCAGCTAAAGATGACGGCAAGCGGGTGTCCGAGAGCAGAAGCTTCCGGTGTGGGCCAAAGGGTCAAATGACTTCAATGTCTTACTTCTTGTCCTGTTCCTACACAAAATCTGGTTCAGAAGATTTCCGGGAAGATCTTTTTCAAGTCATCGTAGGTGACAAGCTCTATGACATTGACGTGAAATGTTCACGCTGAGGGGAGCGACTATGCGGAAAGTTCTTTTAAGTGTCACTATGTTCATTTCCAGCAGCACTTGTTTAGCTGTGGACACTTTCAATTGGAAACTTCGCGTCACCGACCAGAAGACTAAAGAGACGCGGTCTTTTTCTCCTGAGTCCAAATCGCTAGAACTGCCTAAATTTGAATATTGGCAGTGTCGGATTACAGAGACGGAAGATACCAGCCGTGAAGGCTGGAAGTCCGAAATGAGAGCTGTAATCTGCTACTACACAATTGCGTTTGATACTTCAGCGCCATCTGGCACTAACGCTATCTGCAGCAAGAGAAAGAACAGTTCTATTCCCAGTGCTGGCGATACTGGAACTCTCCTGCTCTTTGACCCCAAGGGGCTTCATGTCTACTCGCTCCACTTGGATTGCGAATAATTTACTTCCCAAGGAACTTCAAAAAGACTTTATCAGCAGTCGTCTTGGAAGCATCAGGGTTGGCCTTCATCCAAACGAAGAATTTGACGGCTGCTGACTTTTCTTGAGCATCCAAGGCGTCAAAGCCCTTGCCCAACCGCGATTTGATGGCGCTGTTGAACTGGTCCACGTTGTTGACGAAGCCCGCCGGGGACTGAACCGCGTCTTTCAATAACGTATTGCCCTTGGCAACTGAACCCATACGCTCAATAGCTGGGCTACTAGGTCCATTTTGGAAGCGAAGGCCAGACACTGCACGCTTGGTATCAGCTATTCCCATATTCTTTTCCAGGTCAGCAATGAGGCTGTTTGCCTTGGCTTTGAACTTGGGGTCTAGGTCTGGATGCTTGGCGAACGCCTTGAGGTCATCCATAGAGGCTTTAAAGCGGTTAGCGCCGTCCGTGTTACCGAGGAGGCGGGCAAGCTTGCCTTCGTCTACTTCGATACCACCGGCCTGATTCCTGAACTCTGTAGCGCCGAAGAACTTACCTTCAACGTCTTTGCTGGTCCGGTAGAGGGCGTCAGCTTCGATCTTGTCAGGTGACGTTTTCAGGGCGTCGTCGATTTTGCTTCGAACGCTACGAAGAATCTGCTCTGACTGGCCTAAGCCTTCGCGTTTGGCCCACTTGATTTGCTGGTCAATCAGCTGGCGGGACTGCTGCAGGCGATTGAACTTCTCAGCTCCAGCCACTTCGTCCCAAGCGCCAGCAACTAGCTTCTGTTGCTTGGTGCCCTTACCAATATTGAGCATGCCCTTAACGTCATCCAAAAGATTCCGGACCGAACCAGGAACGGAGCTGAGAGTACCCGCGTCAGCAATCGCTTCATCCAGCTCAGTAAGGACGCTACCGGCCCCTACACTGTCGAAAGACTCCTTGGCTGCGTCATTCAGTTTGCCATAACGGGCGTCACGGGCTTCTTTGAAAAGACTTTGAACGTCTTCGACCACTGGCCTCAGGTCTTTAGCTGCTGCCCTTGCGTCAAAGGCCCTGGCGGTAGATCTAGCTTCAGTACCCAAGCCCAATACTTTGCCGTATTCGTCGGCGTCAATTTGACCTGGGTGGAGCGTGGCGGCTTTCTCGGCGAACCACTTTTTGATTGAGTTGTCGCCTTCCATCATTAAAGCGCCTACTACGGCCTCATCGTCTGAGAATTCAGCCAATGTCTTGCCGTTACCAATCGCTTGGAGTTCTTTGAGGGGCCTGATGGTCAGGGTTTTTGATTCAACTTTTTGAGCCAAAATATCTCTGGCTTCTTTGGCTACGCCAGTAAATTCCTTTACGGCTGCACCCATTTCTTTGATTTCTTTAACAGCGCCTTTGACAGCACCGACACCAGCGGCAATGTCTTTCAGCCAGTTGCCCGGCATATCGTCACCAGCGGACTTAGCGCCAGCTTTGGCACCACGGCCAACGTTCTTGAGGTATTCGTGAGCCGTCTTGATTGCACCGCTACCCTTTTCAGCGGCAACAGAAACGCCTTTTGCTACGCCCTTGGCGGCTAAACCACCGGCATAGCCCGTAGCAGCACCAAACGCGGTATCTACTGCAGCCTGACCGTAATTCTCTAGGCTTGGATCGGTTAAATCAGCTTCGCTTCGGCCTAGCCCTTGAGAGCCACCAGTGAAGGCTGCGGCTTTAAGGGAGCTGCCTGGAATCGCCATACCAGAGACGACTGAGCCAGCGATATCAGCGCCATTGTAAAGCTCTGGGTGGGAAGCTTCGGCTTTCTTGTCGTGTTGGCGTCGTTTGTCTCGCATACCCCGATAAGTGTCGCCAAGGGACTCTTTGTCTTCTTCGTCGGTCTCTAGGCGAATGTCGGTAAGGTCAGAGCTGCCTACCCCTCTAAGACCAACCGTCGAACCGGCTGCCTCTAAAGCGCCACCAAGTTCGTCAATGTATGAGCCAGACAGGCCGTGCATAGCGCCACGGTAGGTGGACTCAGCCTTGTTGGTCTTGTCAGCGTTTTTGGTGAACTCGTGAACGTCCGCCTCTTTGTACCCCTTCTCAAGGGCAGCTTTATAGGAGTCTTCGGACGCCTCTACGTCGAAAACGTCTTTGCCGTTCTTCGTCATTTGGACGTACGGCTTGTAGCCCTTGGCTTTTGCAGCCTCAAGGGATCGGTCTAAGCCAGACTCTTCGTCAAAGTCTTCGTCAATTTCGTGGAAGGTTGAACCGTCCTTAGATACTCGCCAAGTCATGAGAGCCTTTTAGTCTGGGAGGTCAGCGCCGTGTGTACCGCCTGCTGGAGCCGTCTTTTTCTTCTTCGGGTCAGAGCGTCCATAGCCAGTAGCGCCAAGCGTGGCGTCATATTGGTTGTTCAAATTAGTACGGTATTGGTCAGCTTTGGCTTTGTAGCGGTCTTGTCCGAACACACCCTTGATGTTTTCACCCCAAGAACTTGGGTCCGGAATTTGGTCCATAGTCAACCTTTCGTCTTGGCCTGACAGAACGCCCAAACCGTCCAACTCTTTTTGAGCCATCAGAATATTGGTCCTGAGGCTTTCCATACGGGCTGCGTCGTCACCAACAAGGTTCGTGCCTGACTGTTCGTAGAGCGTGTCCATTTCATCTAGGGAGGCGCTGATCTTGTCGTATGCAGACTTGGCAGACTTGGCCTTTTTGGCATCGTCTTTGGTAGGCCTAAAGCCTTCTTTGACTTCAGCGCCATCAATCCGAGTTTCGGCGTCATAGATTTCTTGTTTGTCAGCTTTGGCTGCAGCTTTGGCGTCAGCGCGGGCATTCCTATTGGAAGCCATAGTTTGGCCGTGTCTGCGTTCTTCTGATTGGAGTTTGTAGCTCTGAAACAGAGCTGGAGAGATTTTCTCCACCTGGGCTTCAGACAGGTTGTCAAAGTTGGGAACTTTGGCAGCGCTTGGCACCTGCATCTTAAGGAACTCTCTTGCGGCTTTGCTTTCGGCGCTGTTCGGGTCTTCGCGTTTAGCTTGATCGGCTCGAACTTTGGCGCTGTCCTGGAGGGCTTGGCCACGGTCTTTCAGCTTCTCTTCAGTCCAGAAAGCAGCCTCGGTCTGAGTCTGGCTTTCCTTTGCCCTGGTCAGGTTGCGATCGGTGGCCTGGGTGATCGCTGAGCCGTCATAGACGTTCTTGTGGGCAGCTTGGACAGTTGGAGCAGCCCCGAGCTTGTCCATACGGTTGTGAAGGACTACGTCAGAGTTCTTGGCGTTGCCGTAGTCAGTCAAGGTCTTACCAATGCCATTGGCGATAGAGCCATAGTCTTGCATGTCCTGAGCCGTCGTAACGTTTGAAGCAGCCGGGTCCATTTTCGCCCGATACTGAGCCACAAGGTCCGGCCTACTCTTTTCAAGTTCGTCCAAGGCTTCTTTTGAAATGGTCATTATTTTTTCTCTTCGTTTTTCTTGTTCAGTCTGGCGACTGCTTTAAGCAAGTCTTGGACAGCGTCAACTTTGGTCCGGGGAATGATCATTTCGCCAGGAGAAACCTTGATAGTTACCGTGTCATTTCGTTCGTCATCGCCAGGAAACTCAGCTTCACCTGGAACTTTGCCACCGTGGGCGTATGAACCAGCAGCTTGACCAAAGGATGAACCCATACCGTAACCGACAGAGGCACCTGCTGGACCACCAGCTGCAAAGCCAGCACCAGCACCGATAATGCCCCCGATCATTGCACCGCCAGCCGCCTTCTTGGCTGCCTTCTGGCGTCTACGCTCTTCCTCAGCGAGTAACCGACGGTTCTCTTCTTCGGTGGCAGCGTTGTAACCCATAGTTGCCAGGCCAGCATTGGCAGTCATCTTGTTCTGACTGAAGTCATTGGCTGAACCGACGTTCAAATTGCTGACGTTCTGGTCATTGGACAGGTTCACGCGGTTGGCGTTGTTGCGATTGGCGTTGTTGAACTGGGCGATTGCGTCTTTGGCACGGGCTTTTTCAGCGGCCTGGGCAAAATCACGGCTCTGGAGGCTAGCGGACATACCGCCAAGGTCTCTAGTGGCCTGAGACTTGCGGTCTTGAATCATGCCCTCTTGTTCCAGGGCTTTCATCGCTGCTATTTCGTTGGCGTCTTGTGAACTTTGAAGGTTGGCAACCAGCTCCATGCCGCTGCCACCCATGCCACGGGCCAACATGTTCTGTTGAATGGCACCAATCCGACCACGGTTGGCGCGGTTGACTGAGGTTTCAACGCGAGCCATGTCGGCACGGTCTGAAGCAGTGAAGCCGTTCTTGCTTTGGTCTTCAAGCTCACGAAGCGCTGCTAGCTCATGCTCTTTGTACTTGGGGTCAGTGGTGACATCACCCATAGCCGAATTACCTAGGTCCTCATTTACGATATGACCTTGGCTTGTGTACTGGGCTTGTGGGTTTTCTGAATAGGCCTTGATTGTGTCTTCGTAGTCTTTCAGCGCCTTCTTTTGTGCTGGGGTCATTTTTGTTACCTGTACTTTAGCTTGGGAGTGCTTACTCTTGGCGCTGTCACTTTCGGCTTAGGGATTGGAATCGCGCCTTCTATGTCCGATATGGCTTTGTTGACGGAGTTTGTTGGCGAGCTAACGACATCTTCACTCGCGACAGGAGCGCCTGGGGCTGTGTAAGTCTCAGGGGGCGGCGGGGCGACAGGCCTTGCAGTACCAGCGTTGTAGGTCTTGGCGTACCAGCTGGCGTCTGTTTTGTTGCCGCTGAGCGAAGCCAGCGCTTCCAGATCAGCAACATCTTTCGCCGTCAGCACGTCACCAAGCGAAGCATCACGGTAGCCGTCAACATCGACACCGAAGCCGAACGTTGGCGCGTTCATTTCACGGACTTTGTCGTCACCGCTCTTCAGGATGTTGGTGTATTTGTCTGTCGCAGCACCCGTGACGCGACCTTTGTTGGCTGCGAGGGCGTCGCGGGCGGACTTTTCAGCTGCAGAAAGTGAGCCAGCGGCTTCGTCATAGGCGCTGTTGACGTTCGCGGTCTTGCCTTTGACCTTGGCCAGGGCGTTCCGGCCCGAGTCCGTGCCTTGGATAAGGAACTGGTCCAGCAATCCAAAGCCCTGGGTGTAGTTGGGGTCCTTTGCCGCATACGTTTTGTTAAGCGCTGCTGACTGGGCGGCTTCCGTGTCCACAACGTTCAATTGATCATTGATGGCCTTGCGTTTATCGCCCAAGCCAGCCGTGTAGGAGGTGGCAGAGGGTCCAGAGTAATCTTGCTTTAAGAAGTCGCTGGCGCGGTTGGTAGCTTTGGAAGCGTCTTGATTGATGTCATCGATAAGCGCGTTAGCAGCGCCTTTGCCCGTGGCCCCAGAGAAGTCTTTGGAGGCATCAGCCACAACGCCCTGAGCTACTTTGCCATAGCCGTCGGCTTGCTTACTCAAGCCTTTGGTCGTTTGACCGACCATACGCCCACCTTCGGATTTGTTGGCGTCAAGGTAGGTCTGAAGGTTTACGAAGCCAGTGCCAGGAGCCTTAGCCGTTACGTTTGCATCAGCGTCGCCTTGGGTCTGACCGGCGCTCGTAAAGCTGTCAACGACGCCTGACGTGTTAACTGAGCCTTGGCCTTCTTCTGTATTCTCTTCTTCTTCATCGAATGGTTTTGTGTAAGCCATTTAAACTAGCCCTACTATTGTTGCGGTGTATGCAGTGGCCCCGTTCAGGCCGAGAAATGTGAGATAAATTTGCTTATTTTCGTAGCGCCAAGACATGCTGAAGACGGCGCTGGGGGCATCACCCGTTGACTTGACCAGGTGTCCAAGTAAGACAGCTGTTGGCTTCTCGTTCAGGTCCCAAGAGCAGGTGTAGGTAGAAGAGCCCGCTGCCAATGTGATGCCTGCATAGACCTTGGCCTTGAAGTTGTCCCTAAGCGTCAGGTTCGTTCCGAGTGCCTGAGCGACTTGGTCCAAGTGAGGGTTCAGGGTCGCAGCCAATCGCTTGACTGTTTCCCGGTCTTTCGTCCCGAAGTCCTCCACTACGATCTTTTTTGAATTTGTGATTTTCAATGGAGGGACTCCCTACCCCTAAAGGCAGATTTAACGGCTGGTTCTGGTGGAAGTCGGCGAGAAAGACAGGGACAGGCCCGTTACTTGGAAGTCGGAGAAGGCTATCTTGTTCTCAAAGCGAACTGACAGCTGGGAACAACGGGCATGGCCCCTAGGGACGCCTATCCTGCGAGGCGCATTAGCCTGCTCGCCACCGAAGACCTCATCACCGAAGTCAAACATACCCCAGGCCCCGTTGCCGGAAGCGCTTTCGATCGAAATGGAGCTTTCGGCAGGGTTCACGTCAGAGCTGAAATAGACCGTTGCCTCCTTTTGGAAGGTCTGTTTTTGGACAATGACGCACTCGTAGTAGTTTTTGAGACCTGCAGCGTTACCGCCAGCGTCTGGATTCCACTGAATCTTGCAATCAATGGCCTTTTCGTGTGTCACGTCAGCCGTGTTAAGCGTCCAGGCTTGCTCGGTATCGATTGTGATTGAGCCTGAGACCGCGTCAACGGTTTCAATGTAGGCAATCGCCGTCAGACCCTGAGTCAGAACATCACCCGGCGTCATGCCTGACGTATTGTTGATAAAGACCGTGGTCCCGCTATAGGACGAAATGGTGCAGGTAGCGTGAAAGTCTGCAGCGTCCGTGTAATCGAACGCTTTACGCTCTTGCTTCACGGTATTGGCATCACCTGAACCCAAATAGACCTTTGAGTCAGTGGGATTGATAGCGCCATAGGAGGCGTTCAACGTCCAAACGCAGTAGGTTTGGCCGAAGGTGTCATAGACGAATTGCTTTGTGGTGGACGTGTCCGTAGCACTCAGTGGGACGCTGAGGAAATACTTGCCGTCGGTATCGATGCCACACGCCCAGGTCAGGGCCTTGACGTTGGCCAGTGCATCGCCTTGAAGCGGCTGGAGCTGATCTTTGATTGGAATGCTAATGATGCTGACGCCAGTATCCGACACTTCACAGATACCCGCCTCAAACAGGCCATAAATCAGGTTATTGACCACCTGGAGGCTTTCAGGGGCAAGAATCTTGGCGGTTGCATCGAGGACTGTCACAGCAAAGGTCGTTTCGCCCTCACCTCTCAGGACTGACAGACCGTCCCGCTCTTTGAAGATAAAGAGACCGTCCCTTAGAGGCACTATCCTTTTGATTCGGTCATCTGAGGACCCAACCTTAAAAATGTTCTTCAGCGGAACGGCCTCGCTCTGGCCCGGCTTAGAGAACATCAATCCGTTTTTAAAGGTGTCATTGGCACTAGTATTATTGACCGAGGCGGGGCTTGTCAGTTGGGGCTGGAAGGCTACAGAGCGACTCGATACGGCAGTAAAGGCCGCTGCCCCCAAGGTTTTGCCTTCAAGGAGAATCTTGCCCGGCAAGTCTGTGGCACCTTCCGTCATGCTGAACGCCGTGACTATGGTAGACGCCAGGTTTACGCATTTGATGAAGGATTTGATTGTGGCGTCGATATTCTGGGAAGAAGAACCGCCGGTTGAAACGACAAATTGCTTAATCGATGAGTCAAACACCGAGGCGTGGCCGGTATAGACCTCAGTGGTAGTGCCATCTGATATCGTAATTGTGTCCGTTGCCACCAGGCCAGTTCCCGAGACGGCAATCAGCGAGAACGCCAGCCTCTGAACCGATTCAATATCAGCATAGAACGTGCAGTTCTTGTATTCGGCCATGTCGCGGGCCAAAGGTGGCCGGGCGTTGTCGTTAACCAGGCCTTGCTGGTTTGGGGAGGTGTAGATTGTGGCACCTAGTAAGGCGTCCGGAACGATATCCCCAATGTCTATGTAGCCGTTGCTGATGTCCGTACTGGTGATTGGTGTTTCGTAGCACTGTTGGAGTTCGTCAGTGGTAGCCGCAGCCGTGCTTTCGGGGCATTTGTAGAGCTGGATGAAGTATGAGGTGTCGAGGCCCGATGGCAGATAGCAGCGAACTGTGATGTTCTGAGTGGACCCCGCCGTATTCCTGATAGTGAAGCGACCAGACACGCCACCAAATGAGGTAACCAGGTTCGCGTCTTTGCGGCCCAGCAAGTAGCGGTACGTGGCATAGGCGTTGTTACTAAGGGCAGAGCCTGCACCCGTCAGGCTCAAATCAATATTGAGACCCTTTGGGATGCCAGCGGCATAGAGCGACGTGGCCGAACTGTCGATTTTTTGAATTCCTTCGTCTGAAGTCACATAGAGGTTCTTGTTCTGGGACGCCAGCGAACGGACCCAAGACGAGCCAGACGGCGCTACAAGACTCCCTCGGGACTGAAAGCCAATGGCTTCATCGTAGAAAGCGAACGTAGAGCCATAGTGGGCGTAAAGTCCGTCATTCCAAAACATCAGCTTTTTGATTCGGTCAGCAACCAGGGGCAGGCTGTAAGTCAGAATGCCGAAGCCCCGCCTTGGCTCTGCAATGCCTTGACGGTTGATGTTGATATTCTGAGCGACTGCCAGACTTCCGCTTGGGACACCTGAAATGTCCGAAGCGTAAGTGTGGAGACCCCTCATATCTAGGGTTACGGACTGACTCACTGGGATTCCTTAAAGGAGACTGGTGCCTAGAGACTTAGGCGCGCCCTGAATGCGGGTCTTGAGGATCGATTGGAAGGATTGCTTGAGGACTTGGGTCTTTTGGGCGGAGCTGCCTGCGTTTGGGTCGCCGATTGACTCAAGGGCAGCCGTTACAGCCGACTGAACCAATGCAACGTGACCTTCTGGAGGAAGAGCCGGGAAGCAGGTCTCTTCCGCTAACGTCACGTAGTCGCCAACTACCAAAGCGTCGGGAATTGAGCTGAGGGTGATGCTGCCACCGGCAACTGACGACGAAGTCAGGTCAAGGGCCAGGATGTCGAAGTGGGCACGGCCACGGACTAGGTCAAAAGTGTTTGCCGTCGTCCAGCCTGTCGGGATTGAAATGGTCGCGGTGCTAGCGTTGCGGTCAATTGCCGTAATGACGGCACATTCAGCGGTAGTTACTAGGCGAGACGGACGAATGAAATAGTACAGCCTCAGAGTGTCCTGGGTGACAAGCGGAGTGGGGTGAAGGATGACGCTGTTTCCCGACATGTAGAACGAATTTGGCGTTCCGGCCTGGCTGCTTGTTACGTCTTCAAGGTCAATCCTGGTCAAATCGACGATTGAGCCGTCAGCTTTGACGAGCTTCACTTCACGAAGGACGCCATTCATTGCCCGTGAAGGCACGAAGTAGGAGGCCTGGCCCTGATTGATTGGGAAGTCTTGCGGGTAAACGAAGTATTCTTCTCGGGTTTCCAAGACGACAGGCACAAACTCAGACAGCAGACTGTCGTAAGCGAAGTCCAGCAACTCCTGAGGCGTAAAACGCCCTTCAGGCAAGCTGCCTTTGATTGTCATTTGGGAGACAATTCGTGTGGAGTCAAAAGCCAAGGGTGTTACTCCTTGTCTTTCATCTCAGAATAGAGCTGAAGCAACTCTTCCATGTCCATTTCAGACAGGTCTGGTTTTTCTTCATGATCTTCGCTTTCCTCTTTTTCTTCAGGCTCAATAGCGATTGCCACCGCCTTCTTCTTTTTGAAGGGGTGAACCATCGAGTCTTCGCACTGACCAATGAGGTCATCGAGAATATCGAGGTCAATTTTGCGGGAGTCTTTCATGGAACGTCTTTCTGGTGAGTTTGGTTAATTTTCCTAACCGGGAGGATGTGAGGCACAATGGAGGGAAACTTTAGGGAGGGATTGGGATGGCATTTGGCTATGGCAGGGCGTTTTTGCGGGACAAAGCTATTTCAAAAGAGGAACTGAAGAAGTCTGGCTGGATTTTTGTTGGGAAACGAGGCGACAAGTTCGAGTATCAGGCCATTTTTGATACTCCAGAGGAAGCTAATGCGTTTCAGGACCCGCTAGGAGAAGTGGACGACAAAGTCATTAACTTCCTGCCCAAGCGTTAGGCCGACTTGTAAAGCTTCACTAGGGCTACGGCGAACCCGGCCAGCAAAGAGGCAATACCCAACAGCTTCAACCCGCCTTCAAGCATTGCTACATGCTTCTTGATTGGCTTCAGGTCATCACGAAGGAGGTCGAGGTTCTTCTCAGCCAAGTCAGTACGCTTGATGTGGTAGCTGATGTCCTTTTTGATCTCGGCTTGATCGACCTTGATCGCGACTAGGTCTTCCTTGATCTCGTCTAGTTTTTTGTGGAGGTCATCCATTAGGTTTCATTAACCTCATAGGTGAAGCTTGCCCTGATTGCAGAAACGCCAGCACTGACAGCCCAAGAGCCGGTTGTGAAGTTCGGCCTTATAGCGGCTGTAGCAGACCCAGCATTACCTAGTATCCACCCAGCACCGTTCGTCCCGTTGTCCGCATTTGCTGCAACTGCATAGAACGCATTTTTAGATGCGAATGGCAGCGTAAAGTTCAGCGTAACCGTATTTGTAGTAACCGTGAGCGGGTCATAGTGGAATTCAACATGGCACAAAGAGCCGACTTTTACGTAGCGAGCGTAGTTAAGTGTTGGTGGTGTAGCGGTGATGTTCCCAGAGCCGCCAGATTTAACGAGTGCTGGGGCGAACGTACCTTTGACATAGGTAGGAATAAGACCCGATTGGGTTGACGTAGCTAGACCAAAACCTACAGCGTTGCCGCCTGAGATTTTGCGAACACGAAAACGCATACCAGCAGCGTAAAGCGTTGACCACGGACTAGCCCCGGCACTTGCCGCTGATGACGATACCCGATCCCCTTGGTTACCGAACTGAACTCGATACACTGTCGCAGATGACCAGTAACCTCGAATACCGTATAAGTTGCTCGTTGTTGAGTTGTTACCAGCAGAAAACGGCATGTATGAACTTGCAGGTGTCCAGTTTGGTATCGCTGTCGATTCCATTATCTCTACAACATAGAGATCTGACGCTTGCGGGGGAGAAGCAAAAGTGAAGTCCCGGCTAGTTGATCCCGTTGTAGCTGTCTGATTTGGGACAAGAGCCCCATTCGGACCAAAAACATCAGCAGAGCCATCGTCTGCTGCGAACTCAACATCATTCTGAGCTAGGTTGACGGTGCCAGAACCAGCCCATTCGGCGATAGGGATGCCACTGAATTCAATTTCTATAAAGTCGCCCGATGCGAAGGTTACCGGGGCAGCCTGGGTGATTGATTTTGAAGCGACTGAAGCGTTGTCGTCATATACGGGAGTAATCCGTCCCGTTTGACCTTGCTCCACCATCACCTGACCACTGTAACGAGCAGAAGTGCTGGCGTCGTAAATCCAGACTTGGCCCTTTGGGGAATACATTGAGCTAGTAAACGGAAGCGCCGACTCGTTGATCGTTAGGCCAGACGGCAAATTGACTGTAAGCGTTGCCGATGTTGGCGCACCACCCAAAGCAATCTGGATAGTACCGCTCAGTTTATCGCCCGTTCTGTAATACCTGCCCGTATATGTTGTATTGGTTGACCACGCGCCGGTAGGAGTCCACGAAACACTTGGCGTAACAACAGCGCCTTGAGGCTGAATACCAGGACCGACAATGACGTTAGCAATGTTAAGTGCCGTCGTGCCAGCAGTGCGGACAATGCGAAGCTCTAGGTAGTCAGAAGAATCGGCATCAAAGGTAGTCGTGTACTTGCCGGTAGCGTTAGGAATAGCGGAGACAGACGAAGAGTCAGTGGACAAGGATAGCGTGGCGTCAGTGCCTGCATAGTCAGACTGAGTGTTGGTATGAACTTCTACTTTCAAGTCGCCCGTAGCGTAGCCAGACAATGGACGCTGATACCACTCGACCTTTAGCTTCTTGCCCTTGAGGGCTTCCGGCATCGTCCAGCGGTAGCGAACATAGTCAGTAGAGCTGACAGGTGTGATCTTGATAGCGGTAGCCGACAGTCCTGCCAGAGGAAGGTCAGTTGAAGTCGTGGTAGTGGCGACGGTGATACCGGCAGCAGATGCAGTCCAACCAGCAGCCGCGTCAGACGGGTTGGCAACAGCATTCAGCTCGCCAGAACCCGCGTCACCCAGCGTTTTCGTTAAGCCGTCGTCATTGAGGAACTTCAGCTTGCCGTCAGTGGAGACGAACATACGCCCCTTACCACTAACGGGAGTGGACGGAGCTGCTTCTTCGTTAAGGTCTAAGTAGTCATCAATTAGCGGTGTGATTAAAGTTGGCGACGTAGCGAAAGCTAACTTGCCCGAACCCGTCTCATCAGAAACCACTCCAGCCAACTCAGCCGACGTAGTGGCCGCGAATGCCGACAGCTTGTCCGTCCTAAGGGCTACTTCAGCAGCACCGAAGATCAGCTTGTCCGTGGCGCTGATGCCTACCGTTACGTCGGCACCGTTGGCATTGTTTCGCCATCCCAAGACATCAGTCTTAGCCAGACGCAGAACGCCAGCAGCGGCCACGTTGGCAGCCGCGCTTTTGAGATACGGAGCAAGGAGACCGTACGTGGCCCCAAGGTTGAGTTCAGCACTGAGGGTGTAGAGACCGCCAGTCTTGGGGATTGCGTTGTCAGCCAGGGCGATGAGGAAGTTTGAGACTTCCACACCCCAAGCTGATGTTTTTGGTTCCCGATTTAATGGGAGGTTGTACGAACTTCCCGCGAAGCTCTTCGTAACTGCCATTTGAGGGTCCTTATCGGGTTACGGTGCAGGTATGGATGGCTAGGGAGACTTGGCCTGCTGAAGGCGTGTAGAGGACGCGGAGATAGCGGCTAGCCACGGTTCCTACTGGCCAAAGAGCAGCACCTGCAGAGGTGGAGATTGTGACCGTCATAGACGCAACGTCAGACCAGTTGGTGCCGTCGTTGGACTCTTGGAGCTTGGCCACGTTGGAAGCAGAGGTTGCTGGGGTCAGCGTATGGGTACCGCCACCGGCTGCAGACGTGATGTCTACGGCAGTACCGGCTTCAGCGTTGGCAAGCGAACTGGCCAGCTTGATCGTATCTGCGTCAACCCTGATGACCCAGTAGTTCGTGGCAGAGAGACCGCCTGGAAGTACGCCATCGGTGGAAGCTGCCACCTTGAGGCCAGTCACGTAGGTGTGAGCTGCTTCGGTAATTGTGTTGTTAACTACGTGTACGTCAGCATCAACGAAGGTCTTAGCTGCAGGAGCGCCGTTGCTATAGACAACCTGAACCGAGGCCATTTCGGCTTCGGTCATGTTGATGCTTGTTGCTGTGGTACTTGCGAGGGTTGTAGCCGCGAGGACTGTCCCTGAGGAGCGTCGAAAGGTCATGGCGCTTACCGTCCGTACGCTGTGAGCGTGCCGTCACTACCGCCCGTGCCACCGGCAAGGAATGCAGCCGAAGCCGTGATGGTTGCGTCCGCACTGGAGAATGGAATTTGGTTGCCAACCAGACCTTTTTGAAGTGCCGTTACGGTCACGACGCCAAGGGCTGACGTAGCTACTACGACCTTGCCAAGTACGGAGTGGGCGTTGATTGCAGCGGCAAGAGAAGCCGCGTCTGCCGTGTCGCTAGCCCCGTCAATTTCAAACTCGTCTTCGTTAGCGGGGGTAGAGCTGGCCGTCAGGGTGACAGCGCCGATGGTTACGGCGTCCGTTGCGATCGCCGACACAAGGGTAAAGGTGGCTGACGCAGCCACGGGGTCAACCGAGGAGCGCTGGACGTAGGCTGATCCAACGATTGAACCAGAGGCCAAGCCTTGGAGCAGGACCGAGGCGTTCTTGAGGCACTTGTTTGGCTGACCAGAAGCCGCGTATTGCGAGGCGTCGGCTGAGTTGACTTGAACAACAATATTTAAAGTTGCCATTGATTGTGATCCTTGAGGTGGGAAAGAAAAAGGGCCTGAGCTTGCGGCTCAAGCCCTTCTAAAGAAGGAGGGTTTTTACTTAGGTGTGGAGAGCAGCGCCGTCGGAGCGAGTGCCGTACGTGATGTAGCCTGGTTTTTCACAGAACACCGTGTAGTCGCCGAACCAACGAATCTGCTTAGCAGACGTGGATTCGAGGTCAAACATGATGTCACCGTCTTTGGCGAGGCTGTTCGTCATCTCTTCCGAGCCAAGCAAGTACGTGTAGCGTTCTGGGAACATCACGAACTCGCCTTCTTTGGCGAACATGTACGGAATCACTTCGATTGGGCCAGTAGCGCCGTGCATGACGAGCGACTCAAAGCCACTCTCGCCTTTTTTCGGGTTGTACTTAGCGCCGTGTTCGATCTTGGCAGCTTCGTCGTTCACCATTGCTTGGAACGCCTTGTTAGGCACCAGACAGGTAAGCTTCTCGATGCAACCCTTGTCAGCGGACAGAGCCGAAGCCAGGGAGATTTTGCCGAGAGTCAGGGCCGACGTACCGACGTCAAAGGCGTTTGCTGCCCACAGAGCGTAGGTAGCAGCGCTGATGTTGTGGAGGACGCCCGTATTCTTGGCGATGTCCATCAGACCGATCGGTGCGACGCCTCGGTTACCTTTGAGGAACAAGATGTCACCAGAGGCGAGGGACGTGCTGGTGCCAGAAACCGTGATTTTACGGTTTGTAACGTCAACGCCAGTAACAACCATGTCGCCGTCATGCTGCGAACCACCCGTAAGAGCAGTAAAGCCCTGGATCGTTGCGCCCATGAGAGTCAGCCAAGTTGCCGCGCTCCACGAAGCTGGCGAAATGGTCAGACCACCCGCGCCATCGTCATCGGCAGACAAGACGCCCAGACCTTGACGGCCATAACCCATGCAGTACAGCTCACCGCGTGTGCGGAAGCTCTCTGCCGAAGGGACGTATTTCTGACTGTTGAAGGCAGCGAATGCCTGTTTGTTGGTCTTGGCGCGGCTGATTGCGTCATAGCTGACGTTCGATTGAAGAATAACGGAGACGCCCGTCACTTCAGCTGGCACCGAGGTCTGAGCAACTGCACCCAGAAGGGTCACGTCACCAGTACCAACGGTAAAGCCTTGTTCGCCCGAAAGCTGAACGTCGAAAACGATTTTCTTGCCGTGCTCGATGTCCTTGCGGAATTCGAGACGTTTACCGAACAGCTCATTGGCTGCTGGAACGAGTTGCGTAGGGCCTTCGGGGTAAATTTCCTTGAGGCGGGACGCGAGTGTGGTTGGGGTATTCGTAGCTGACATTTGAATGGATTCCTGTCGTAGATTTTTTGGTGGGGCCTGCTGAGAGGCACTGACTGGTGGGATAGCTAAGGGAACTAAACTGGCAGGTAGTTGAGGCGTCCGGGGATAGGCTCAAACAAGAACGGCGTCCGAATGGATAGGCGTCCTACTTAGAAAGGCAGATTTCCGAGGAAATTATTTTTTGCCGAGAAGAATTTTGTCGGCGTGTCGGCGGGCTTCGTAGGCATCCATTGGCTTAGAGCGCTCTGAACGCCTCGGGGTCCAAGTCTCTTCGCTTCGGTGTGACTCGCCCTGCTCACCCCTAGCCGCTTTGATTCGGGCCAGGTCCGCTTTACGCATGCGCTTGACGACTTCTTCACCGAGGAACTCAATCAGGTCCTCGCCCTCAAGCTGGTTGGCCAGGGTGTAGAACTGGTTGAAGCGGTTGTTGTGAATATGTTCCACAAGCTCCTGAGGGGTAACATCCTCACCACGCTCTTTGGCAGCGCGCATGTAAAGGGCCATTTCCCTCAAGGTGGCAGCTGCTGACTCGGGATGCTTACTGAGGTCGGTGGCCTGCATAGCATCGCTAAGGGTCTTGCTGAGGCTGGTCTTGCGTTGCTCCACCCGTTGAGCCAGTTCCTGCTGCTCTTTGGTCTGATTCTCAGCCGCCTCTTTGTCCTGGTACTCCTTAAGCTTCCGTTCAGCTTCGGTCAGCTTCTGGTCCCTGGGGTCAGCCGGGTTCAGCTCTGATTCGATTTGAGCAATAAGCCACTTCTCTGCCAGCTTCTTCTTGTTGATTGGCAGATTTGGGTTGGACAAAACCTCTTCCGGGTTCTCCTCCAGAGCCTTCATAAAGTTCTGAACGCTCTTGGTCATGTCGGCTGCTTCGCGGAACTTGGCGTCTGCCCCCTTCCACTTCTTGTAGTCGCGGGCAATGTCTTCATCAGACAGGTTCACTTCTTCGTCGCCCACTTTGAACGTACGGATAGTTGGGGCCTTCTTCTTGGGAGGCGTTTGCTTCCCTTCTGGGGCTTCAGTGGCTTCGGTTTGGGCTTCGGATTGAACTGGGGCCGCTGGGGCAGTGACTGGCGTGTCTGACATTTAGATTTCCTCGGTTGTTGGCGGGACGGCGTTCAGCGTTTGCTGAAAGTTTTCTTGGACGGACTGAGGGCTATTGGGCGGAACGTTGGGCATGTTGACCCCGTTCACTTCGGGCTGAGCTGGATTGGCTGGGCTTGCAGGCTGTACAGGTGGGAGCGGCTGGCCTGACAGGATAGCTGCCAAGTCAGGCGGGACCATACGCATTGTGTCGATATGTTCCTGGACGTGGGCAAGCCAAGCCTCAAGGACAGCCGGGTTCTCCCTGGCCTCTGGTGAAGACATCACGCCCTTGTGGTCCACAATGTGCTCAGCGTGGTTGTCCGTGATCAGGACGGTGGGAGTCATGCCCTTGCGAATCAGCTCATTCTCTTCCCGGATCAGGATTGCATCAGAGAAGGCGTTTTCGGTGGTCTGGTCCAGCTCACCCGTACGCAAGAAGCTAATGATTTGCTTTGGATCTTTGAGAATGCCGTACTGCTGCCAGTCAGCAATGAGGTTGGCCCTACCGGCAAAGCTTGAGGTCATTGGGTTGCCAAGGTCGCAGCTGACGCGGGCAACGTTCATCAGGTCTTTGGCTTTGAACTTCTTAATTTGACCCTTACGGCTAACGCCCGTGATGTAGGCCGTCATTTCCTCGGTCTGAAAGATCTGGATGTTTGAAATGAGGCAAGACGCCACGTCACCACTGATACGAGCATAGTTCTTCTGGAGGGCGTTAACGTACTGGATGGCAGCCGCAACCATGACGGTCAGCGCTGAGCCAGACTTCAGGGACGCTGCTGGGTTGCCGCGTGCCGTGTCGTTGACTCCAGACAGTAGCTGGAGGCTGCTAATCAGGAGGTCAATCATTTTGAAGTTTTCAGAGCTAGAGCCGGTGAGGTTCAGAGCTGAAGGGGGGCTGGCTGCGCTGACAAGCGTTTGACCGTCACTCAGCTTGGTCAGCGTCAGGTTTGGGTCAGCGCTGTAGATGAGCTGGACTGAGTTGTTGAGATTGTTTGTCAGCGTGCCCGAGAAGAGCGCGTTCAGGCCTTCTTGGAGTGGCAGCAGGTCAATGGCTGGCGAGTCACCAAACACCGTATCAAGTACGTCGCCAGCCGTGATGGTGAAGAGCGGAACTTTGTCATACTTCAGTTTACGATCGAACAGGACGTTTCCAGCAATCACTTCGACATGTCGGCCTGACGGCATGGCTGGCGTTCGGGCGTGGTAGAGAATGAACTTGTAGCAGCTGTCTTCGTCGTCTTGTTTGACGTCCAAGCTCTGGGTGCGGCTTCTGTCGTACTGATCTTGGTTTAGAGTTGAGCCCAAGATTTCGTCTTTGAACGTTGGGTTAAGGGCTGCTTCGTCGTACCTATTGAC